ATACTATCAATGTCCGAAGATCCATCCTTCGGGATGGCAACACCACTTAAGAACGGAATACCTAACCCGTTACTGAATATCGTGGAGGCATCACCAACCATCTGAGCGTTCAGAGAAGTTCCGAGCTTACTAGAATTAAAGACACCAAAGTTAGTACCGGAGGGAGTATCGGTCTCTACAGACAGGTAATTGTAAAGAGATATTAATCCATCTTCAATTATCCTATTATTGATGTGCAAGCTCGTGGAGGATGTAGACCCCTCAGAAGAG